GTTTGTGATCATTCTCGGTGCCGTGTGGTTAGCACCACACATGCATAGAACATATGCATTGTTTACAGGCGTATTGTTTACAACACTAGGTTGCTTAAAGATATGGGGTTTGATATGACACTTACAACTCTTAATAAGTATGAACTTGTTTTGCATGATGTGCCAATGTGTGCGGTGTGCAACAAGCCTGTAGAGCGGATTGAATCCATGTACAGAGATGAACTAGGTGCAAAGCATTTTCGTGTGTATTGCCACGGAGATATGGAAGAAGCATTGCTAAATGATGTGACTATAGAAGACTGCGATAGTGTTCGCTTTGGTCAAGCATTTATTGACAAACTACCACAACCGCAACTGGAGCAGCCATGACACCAGAAGACGAAGAATTTAATCGTATAGAGCGTGAGTCACGCATTAAGCAGGAAAATGTGCGCTCATTGTGGCGTAAGAGGCGTGACATTGATGAGCCCGTTGCTTATGGCATGAAGGATAAGCAAGGCAATGTGTATGACTGTCACCCTGAGCAATATGGCGACTACAAGATACCTTTGTATGCCGCACCAACATTTGCTGAGTATAGCACTGTATGTTTGGAAGTGGCTAAGTTGCAAGAACGGATTGTTGCATTAGAGAGTGCAAATAGTCTTAGAAATGAGGTGATTGAAGAAGTTGCCAAAGCAATTGACAAGTTCGTATTCCCCTTTGGCACTGATACAGTAGCAAGCTTTGCTGTGTATGTAAGGAGCATGAAGTCATGAGTAAAGAAGCAATGAAACAGGCGCTTGAGGCGTTGGAAGAGTTTGGCGAACACTACAACTGGTGTCATCAATTCCCAACGTATGCCTCTCCCGAAGAATACCCGCCATGCAACTGCGGATACGACAAAGCCATCACCGCCATCAAAGAAGCCTTGGCACAGCCAGAAGAAGAAAAACTGCATCCAGTCCACATTGGCGTTGATGTGACAAGAGAAGGCACAGCGGTAACAGCGTTTTACCGAAAGCCTGATGCTGTGATGGAAATGTTTTATTCGCAGTTTCATCCATTGGCACAACCAGAGCAAGAGCCTGTGGCGTGGTGGATTCCAAAAGCAGAACAGTTTTGCTTGCCAAGCAGTGATGGAACGCGCCCGTTTGCTAAAGCATGGGAGCCTCTCTACACCACCCCACCACAGCGCAAATGGGTGGGGCTGACGCAGGATGAACTGAACATGATTGGCGACAGTATGCGGACATGGAATAGTTGGACTATTACCGATGTTTACTTTGCCATTGAAGCCAAACTCAAGGAGAAGAACACATGACACACGAAGAACAGATTGCCAAGTTGACAGAGATGTTAGAGATACAACAGAAGTTGCATGAGACAGCAATAGATATGCTCAAGCCAGCAGTTGATGCGGCGTATCAGAAAGGCTACGCCGATGCAATGGGTTGGAAGACACAAAACTATCTTGAACACTTGCCTCCACAGAAGAAGAACACATGACTAAACGAGAAACAATCATTGCCTTCATCAAAGACATGTTGCGACCACGCACACTGGAAGAGATCATCGCCAAGGAGATGCGTGAGGCTTATTTATCCAAGATGGAAGCAGAAAAAGCGCTTGAGTATGCAACCAGCGTAGTTGAGTACAACAGCCAACGCATTCATCGTCTACAAGAACGACTAAATGAACTGGAGAAGAAAGCATGAACAAAGAGCAAATAAATAAAGAATTTGATGATGAATACGTCAAGTATCGCGATGCATTTCCAAAAGACTATGCATACGTAGCAACTGACTACAAATTTAATGTTCTCCCAGAGCAATCCGAATGGGTGTGCTACTTGTGGGGTAACAGGCCAGGATTATCAGGAATTATCTATCGGCCTAACAAAGGCAAAGAGCCAAACTGGTTTGTGCGCTGGATGATGCGAATTTGTTTTGATTGCTTATGGGTGAAGGAGAAGAAAGTATGAAACGATTTGAACGCATAATCTTTTGGCTTTTAATCTTTGTTTTCTTTATTGAGCCATTCATCATCACTTACTACACTGCTAAGAAGCCGGATAAGAATGTCAAGGAGGTCATACAAGAAGAACTTGATAGTTCATACCAACAAGGCTATGCCGATGCCTTGGATAAGAACCCAGTCATAAACAAACCGGTCCCTATTGCATTTACTGACGGACAAGACATAAACTGGATCGACGGTGTGCAAAGACAAAAGATCAAAGATGCAATTCCGCTTTACACAAAGCCACAAACACATGAGTGGGTTGGCTTAACAGACAGTGACCGTGAAGCACTGATGATCGTATGGAAATCAAAACAACGGTTAATGGCAGCAGTTGAAAACAAACTTAAGGAAAAAAACCAATGAAAACCAAACAAGAAATTAAAGAAGAAATCATTGAGTTGTACGGTGCTACTAGAGCATTAAGCGATGCAATGAGCCTATTGCATGCACAAAACATGGAGAAATCTAAACAGATGATGGCTTTAAACCAGATGCTTAAAGACATGGAGGACGACCATGAATAACAAAGATGAAATCATTAAACTGGCTAAATCAATCAACGAAGATTGGTGGCTAGACGATATTGACCTTCAAACCTTTGCAAAACTGGTAGCAGAGAAAGAACGTGAGGCGTGTGCAGAAATTTGTGACGGCTTTTATCTATCTTGGATAGACATACAAGGTAGATATGAATTCATGGGTGAAGGAGCAAGCGAATGTGCTGGCGCAATCAGAACAAGAGGACAAGTATGAATGAAGACATCTTTTTAAAGGTCAAGAAGTTTCGGCAAAAGCTTGGACTTCCTATCTCTGAGATACCACAGCTGCTGGAACCACAGCATCTCAGCTTCTATGCACGGTTTCTGATGGAGGAACTGTCCGAGCTGCTAAAGGCACATGAGAAGAATGATCTGGTGGATGCTGCCGATGCTATTGCCGACTTAGCATATGTCACCATGGGCTGTGCGCATCATATGGGCATACCTCTGCCAAGAATTCTTGACATCGTGCATGACTGCAATATGCAAAAGGTGCCAGGGGCCACAAATCGTGGCACACAGCAGGACGCCATGAAGCCGGAAGGTTGGACTGGGCCTGAAGAACACATAGCTTTACTTTTATTTGAAAAAAATAGAAAATAAATGTGTACTTTCCAAAAAGCACGGTATAATGCAATTGTTTACTTGTTAAACACACTAAAATTCTTAACTTCTTAAAGGCTAAACTTATGAACATCTTTTACTTACACCACCTGCCAGCCATAGCAGCTCGTATGCATTGCGATAAACATGTGGTCAAAATGATCTTGGAATCCTGCCAAATGCTGGCAACCGCACATCATGTACATGGCAATGGCCACAATGTGACTTACAAACAAGCACATTTAAATCACCCATCTACTGTATGGGTACGCCAATCAGGTGAGCACTATCGTTGGTTACGTGATTTAACTCGCAACTTATGCGATGAATTCACTAACCGTTATGGCAAAGTGCATGCATGTGAGCAAATACTTATCAATGAATTGTGGAATCCACCGTCAGCAATAGCTGATTCAAACAAGTGGTCTAACCCACCACAGTGTATGCCTGATGAGTTCAAGCACTATGACACAGTAATGGCATACCGCCGTTATTACATGAGCAAAGATAGCACATGGGCACGTACCTATTACAAAGGCACCGGTTCACGGCCTAACTGGATGGAGTATGACTATGTCTAATACTCTTAAGTGGAAGATCCGGTACTTAAAACTTGCACAACATGTGGCATCATGGTCAAAAGATCCATCAACACAGTGCGGTGCGGTCATAGTAAATCCTGACAATGAAATCGTAAGCATTGGCTTTAACGGTTTTCCTCGTGGTGTCGAGGATAGTCAGGTAAGGCTTAATGACCGTGACCTTAAGTTGTCTATGACATTACACGCTGAGAGGAATGCTATACTCTTTGCAAGGCAATCACTTAAAGGTTGCACCATCTACACATGGCCAATGCATGCATGCAGTGAATGTGCGGCTATGATCATTCAATCCGGTATCACATCACATGTAACCGTGGTCACACACAACCAACGTTGGGAACATTCATTTGAAATAGCACGTAGCATGTTCGATGAAGCCAACATATCTGTACACGCATTATCGCCAAACTGGCTGGAGAATGACAATGAATCTAAGTGAACTAATTAACCAAATGGTGGCTAAACAGGCTGAGCGTAAAGCTTTAACTGACCAAGATAGTGTGTTGGCTAAAGAGCTTGCACAACTTGAAGCCGATATTATGCATGCAATGTCAGCCGCTGGCACATTCAAGTCAGCATCTGATGCAGGCCATTCCGTCACAATGGCTAAAAAGCTACATCCAACCATTACGGATTGGAACGAATTTTATGGGTATGTCACTAAGACTAACAGCTTTGACTTACTTCATAAAAGACTTAGCAGCCCTGCTTTCCGCGATCGTTGGGAAGCAGGTGAGATCATCCCCGGGTCTACTACTGCTGAGGTATGGGGAATTTCTGTTACTAAATCACGCAAATAAGGAGTTTCTAAATGGCTAAAACCCAAAACCAGTTGACCGTATTCGAGTCCGAGTTAGAGAAGTTGGCAAGTGCCGGCATGGTGGCTGAACGTAGTACTGCAGGTACCGTGTTCTTAAGCACCAAAGGCGGTGCATTGTCTTACCGTGACAACCCCATTGCTGGCAACAGCTTGGACGTTGTGATCCTGAGCTCACCTGTTGAGCGCTTGTATTACACAGCACGTTATGACCCAGCAAATCCTGCTGGTCCAGTATGTTTTGCACTTGGTGCAACATTGACAGGCTTAAAGCCAAATGCCGCATCCACTGAAAAGCAAAGTGAGATGTGTATGAATTGCCCTAAAGATCAGTGGGGCAGTGCTACCAATGGGGGTAAAGGTAAGGCTTGTGCTGAAAAGCGTAGGTTGTTGGTAATGACAGCTGATAGCATTGACAGTGTTGAGGCTGTGAACCTTGGTGAAGTGGCGGCTTTACGCACCCCGGTAACCAGTGTTCGTGGCTTTGCTACTTACTTGCAAAAGATTGCCAGTGCTACCAAGCGGCCATTAAGTGCCGTGGTTACACGTATCAGTGTTGTGCCTGATGCTAAGACACAGTTCAAACTACAGTTTGACTTTGTACGTGCTATTGACAACCTTGATGTGGTCAAGGCATTGATTGCACGTGGTGATAAAGAACTGTTGGCAGCCGTAGAGACTGCCGGTGTTGAGGAAGATGCTGTTGATGCTGATGCACCAGTAGCAGTGGCTAAGTCAGGAAAGTACTAATATGCTGACCAGACAAGAGCTTATTCTTCAGTTCATGATCTCATTGGCGGCTAACTCCAATGTGCATCACACCGATATTATGCGGATTGCCAATGCACTTGCGCATGAATATTTGGAATCACTAGGCTAGCATGAGCGATCCTATCTTCTTAGACTTTGAGTCGGAAGCTATCGGCCCACGTCCTGAACAGTACCCACCTAAGCCAGTAGGCTTGGCGGTTCTTGACAGGGCTGGGCAGTTTAAGTCCGGTTATTTCTCATTTGCACACGACACAAACAACAACACGGACTACAACACGGTCCGTCAAATGCTCTTAGACATCTGGGCATCCAATAGGTCAGTATGTTTTCATAATGCCATGTTCGATCTATCGATCATCTATGAAAAGTTTGACTTACCGTTCTTGCCTGCTGAGCGTACACATGACACTTTAGTGCTTGCTTTCTTACATGACCCATATGCACGCAGTTTGTCGCTAAAAGAGTTGTGTAAGGAATGGCTAAACGTACAGCCTGAGGAACGTGATGAGCTGTTTGAATGGCTGACTATGAACATAGAAGCTGTTCGTAAAAAGCCAAAGCAAGCAGGCGCATTCATTGCACGTGGGCCAGCTGATCTTGTAGGTAAGTATGCCGAGGCCGATGTACGGCTGACTGCAGGTTTGTATGACTTCACGCAAGAAGTTCGTGACACTATGCCAAAGGCTTACTTACGTGAAATGCAATTGATGCCGGTATTACTGGAAAACAGTAAGCTTGGCATTCGTGTTGACACAGAAGGTATGAAGGCATGCCTTGAAAAGGCTAAAGCTGATATTGCCATGTGTGAGGTATGGCTTGCCAGATACTTTGATGTGGCTGACATTAACTACAACTCAGGTCAGCAACTTGTGACTGCCATCATGCAAAAAGGCGTGTATGACGACACAAAGTCTTGGCCGATGAGTGACAAAGGTACGCCCTTGTCAGACAAAGACACACTAAAGGTGATGATCACCGATAGTGAATTATCATCGGTTCTACGGCACCGAGATGTGCTTGTAAAACTAACAGGTACTTACATAGAGCCTTGGTTAGAACAGTCGGCAACTACAGGCCGCATCTATACTGAATGGAACACTGTAAGAGGTGAGATTGGTGGCACACGCACAGGTAGATTGTCAGCCAAGCCAACTTTACAGACCATGCCGACACGAGGACCTAAAACCCCTCTGCCTGTTGAGTTACAAGGGCTGGTAATACCAAAGGTACGTGAATTTATCTTACCAGATGAAGGCCATCTGATGGCGGCCGCGGACTTTCAAGCACAAGAGCTTCGGTTGTTCGCACACTTTGAGGACGGTAAGTTAGCTGAGCAGTATCGTAAGGATCCGAATGCAGACTTACACACATTTGCAGCCAACTTGATGTCTGAAAAAGCCGGTAGGCCTATCATTCGTGACTATGCAAAGACAATGTCATTCGGTATTTTGTACGGTGCAGGCCCCAAGAAGATCAGTGAAATGCTAGGCATTCCTTACAATGAGGCCAAGCAGTTGATTGATTTGTATAAGTCTGAAGTGGCACCTGGCTTAGACAATGTCAATAATGACCTGATGACTAGGTACAAGCTCAGGTCACCATTCTCTACTATTGGTGGCAGACTGGTGAAAGGTGAACCGCCTAAGATGATCAATGGCAAGCTGATGAACTTTGGCTTTAAGTCACTGAATACACTGATTCAAGGCAGTGGTGCTGATATGGCTAAGCAGGCGATGATCGATTATTGGAATGTGGCACAAGATGGCAGGTTGCTATTGTCACTGCATGATGAGTTGATCATTTCCGTGAAGGCTGATGTTGTCCAACGTGAGGCTGATAAACTTGCACATTGCATGATTCATGCTTTTACATTGGATGTTCCTTTAATCGCCGAAGCAAAAGTCGGCAATAATTTCTCGGAGGTGAAGTAATGGCATTTTCTTACTCGGCGGTCAAGCTTTATGAGCAATGTCCTAGCAGGTATAAGTTTAATCGAATAGATCGACTACCTGAGCCTTCTGGTCCTGCCGCTGAAAGAGGAACATCCATACACTCTGAGATTGAGAACATACTCAATGGCAGTTTGATGCTGTTATCTGAACCGGTCCAACATCTGGCTGATAAGCTGGAAGGCTGGATACGACTAAAGGCTGCATCAGAGCTTAAGTTTGCTGTTGATCATGCATGGCAACCGGTTGACTACACAGCACCTGCAGCAATGCTTAGAGGCATTATTGACTTGTATGTAGAGCAAGGTGATGAGGCCACTGTGCTAGACTTTAAGACTGGCAAGGATAGAGATTACAGTGACCAAGTGTCTGTGTATGCTGCTGTTATCTTGGCGGCTAAGCCACACATTAAAAAGGTGAACTTGGTGATTGAGTTCCTTGACCTAAAGAAAACAACCACTTACAGCCCACTTACTCGTGACCAGTTGGAGGATATGAAAACACTGATCACAGGCAGGTTAGAGACGATCCGTAAAGATTCGATCTTTGCACCTAATCCATCCGGCTTGTGTAAGTTCTGCCATTTTCGTAAAAGCAATGGCGGGCCTTGCAAATGGTAACTAAAGTTATACTTGAACGTGATCTTGAAAAATATTTCACGGCTCAGTGTAAGAAGCATAAGCTTTTGTCATTAAAGCTGCATGTGAAGTTTGCAAGAGGCTGGCCTGATCGTATTGTGCCGATCGAGAATGGCCAAGTCTTGTGGGTAGAACTAAAGCGGCCAGGTGGTAAGGTGTCAGCATTACAAGCCAAGGTGCATCAAGATCTAGATAAGCTTGGTCATAAAGTTTATGTCATAGATTCTAAAGAAGGGATTGACCGTGTACTGGGAACCGCATGAGTATCAGAAGAAAGCTGTTAAGTTTTTAGTTGAGCATGGCTCTGGTCAGTTATGGCTAGACCCTGGCTTAGGTAAGACCAGTATTACACTGGAGACATTTAAGGTGTTGAAGGCTGCCGGTGCTGTAAAGAAAGCATTGATCGTGGCACCACTTAGACCGGCCTATGCTGTATGGCCTGAAGAGATTAAGAAGTGGGATAACTTTGCTGATATAAAGATCAGTGTACTGCATGGGCCTACGAAGGACCGATCTTTGTTAGACAAGGCAGATATACATGTGATTAACTTTGAAGGACTGCAGTGGTTGTCAAAGTCTTTGGCGGGTAAGCCATTTCCATACGATCTATTAGTGGTTGATGAGATTAGCTATTTACGGAACACACGAACTGAACGGTTTAAATGTCTATCGCCATTCCTTGACAAGTTTAAGCGTCGGTTCGGATTAACTGGTTCACCTGCACCAAATAGCTTAATGGACATCTTTGGTCCACAATTGGTGATTGATCGTGGTGCCACATTTGGTCGGTTCATCACACACTTTCGGACAAACTACTTCTATCAGACCGGCTATGGTGGTTACACATGGGCACTGAAGTCTGATTCAGCTGACAAGATCTATGAGCTGTTGGCTGACAAAGTCCTCCGTATGAAAGCTGAAGACTATCTGAACATGCCAGAGTTGCTGCTTAATCGGGTCTATGTAGACTTACCTGATGCAGCCAAAAAGCTTTACAAAGAGCTTGAAAGCCAACTATTGATTGAGTTTGAAAGTGACCAAGTCACGGCTACTAATGCTGCAGTGGCTGTTGGCAAATGTCAGCAAATAGCAAATGGTGCAATCTATTTAGATGACACCGATCATGAATACAAAATTATTCATACTGCAAAGATAGATGCTCTAGATGAGTTGATCGAAGGGCTGAATGGCAAACCTTGCATTGTAGGTTACCACTTCAATCATGATCTAAAGCGGTTACAGAAGTATTTGCCAAGTGCACCGCATATTGGTTCAGGGGTTACGCCAAAAGAAATGCAAAAAGTGATTGACAAATGGAATGCTGGTGACATACCAGTTTTATTTGCGCATCCACAGTCGGCAGGTCATGGGTTGAACCTGCAAGGTACTGGTCACGCAGTAATCTGGTTTAGCAATACATGGTCATTGGAAGTCTATGACCAGTTTATTCGCAGGCTTTGGCGCCAAGGTCAGAGGAACAACATTGTGGTTCATCAGATCATTGCTAGAGACACGATTGATGAAGCCATTGTGTCAGCCATTAACAGCAAAGACAAAACACAGCAAGCTCTTATGAATGCAGTAAGAGACTATTCCAAACAAGTAAAAGAAAGAGAGGAAATAAAAATTTAAGTGTTTACTTTACAAAAACTATAGTACAATGCAACTGTTTACTTAACAACTGAAAGGAAATCATGAGTGATCCATACATCTACATAGCATCGCCATTCTTTAATGCAGACCAACTTGAAATAGTTGAAACCATTAAGAGTGTATTGGACAACAATAAGCTGCCGTACTTTAGCCCTAAAGACGAATGCATGTACAAAGAAGGTGAAACAACACCTGAGGAAGTCCTTGAAATAAACATCATGGGCTTAAACAAAACCGACATATGTGTATGTGTTACCGACGGCAAAGACCCTGGCACAATGTTTGAAGCCGGTTGGTGTTATGCCAAAGGTATTCCATTGATCTATGTCTGGCTTGGTGGCTTACCTGGTCAAAAATTCAATCTTGTATTGGCAGCATCAGGTTCCGTAGTTCGTAGCTATGAACAACTAGACCTTGCAATTAAAGAGATTAAAGAGGTAGGCGCATTTATCCGTAGGAACTGGTCCGAGGAGAAGATGGACTATGAATAAAGGCGATTTTGCTTTCTTTATGCAAAGCTATACGCTTGAGCATACAAAACGCTATAGCATGAAGCCGGTGGTTCACCAAGAGAGTGTGGCAACACACAGTTTCTTTGTGTCCCTTGGCGTACTTATGCTATCCGGTACTTACAAGTTCGATGTTGACAAGGCCGTCAAAATGGCCATATGTCATGACTTAGCTGAAATGGAGATCTCTGATGTGAACCATTTGGTCAAGAAGAACTTTCCAGTGGTTGCCAAGGCGCTTAAACTGGCGGAACACGATATTGTGCAAGGCTTTCCTGAACAGGTCAGAGAATATTGCACTATGTATCATGACGGATCGCCAGAAGCATTAGTGGTTCATTATGCCGATGCCTTGCAATGCCTACAGTATTCATCAAATGAGATGGGGCTAGGCAATGGCGGCTACATGGTCGATGTCTATGAAAATAGCAACAAACGGTTAGCGGAACTTGAGGAAAAACTTGAACCTTACAAGGTGCTGCCATGAAAACGACAGATCAAGTTTTAGAACAGAGAGGCGAGGTGTATGGTGATTTTTTTGAGGGTATCTCATTAGAAGCTGTTATCCTTGAAAATATAAAGGACAGGTATCGCAAGCAACATAAGCAAGAGATGGATCCTGTCTATGTTATTTATCTCTCTAAGATTGCCATGAAACTTTCTCGGTTGGCCGTATCCCCTAGGCATATGGACAGCTGGACAGACATTGCAGGTTACGCTCGGTTAGTAGAAATTCAACTCACAAAGGAAATGAAAAATGCCAAAAGTCAGAAAAGAACAAATGCCGCATCTTCAACAGATGCACACAAAGCTTAAATTCGGTCAAGCTGTAAAGCCTATCGAGTTTGTCAATCAGTTGGAGAATATAGACGTACAGATCGTCCATGCCCCAACCATTCCTGAGTTTCGTAAGACTATTTCAGTCTTCTTAATGAATACATGGAATGACAAGATTGAATGGGATTTCCCCGAGGACGCCATCAGTCAGACTATTGATGAGCTATTCCGGTATGAACTGCTACCTACTGCCATGGAAACGATTAACATTACTTGGTCGGTTAATGGTATGGATATGGTAGACACAACGCACCTAATCAGACATCGTCTGTTTAGTTTTGCGGCACAGGTGCATGGTGATCGCGATATGCGTGATGACCGTGTTGTAGTAAAACCCGGGATTATGGCCAACAAGGACTTCTATGATCGATACAAACAAATTACAGAGATGGCTCGTGGACTCTACGTGGATATGCTTGATAGCGGTTTGGTTCATGGTCTTGATGCCCGTACTGTTATGCCTAGGAACTTTGAGCATTTTTATATGGTACGCTGCACAATTAAAGATCTTATTGGTTACTGCATCATGCGAGGCGATGAACAGATACAGACAACGGTAGACAACATCATTGCCATGAAGCTATGGCTGGAGATTCTTAAGAAGTATCCGTTCTTAAAAGGGTTGGTGGACTTCCGTAAGCCGGATCAGTTTTACCAACGTCAATCGGCCAAAGGTAAGACAAACATCTTCCCACCAAACGCTAAGAATGACAACTTTGACTGGTGTGAAGAACAGTTCTACCATCCAATCGGTCGTGATGAGTTTGCAGGTGGTGAGGTCTACCTAAAGATTCGTGAAGACTTGCTTAAACAAATCGATGCTATCGAAAAGAGGTACTTCTAATGAAAACATGGATAGCCATGCTGAATGATTTGAGACAAATAACTAAAAGAGATAGGAAAGCCGTCTTTAAGGATTTCAAACTTGCCTATCCAAACTGGAGACAAAAGACATTTGCCACTTTAGAGCTAGTTGTAGTCGAGCTTGAAAAGCAGGTAGATGTCTGTATCCTGTATGAAGTGAAAAAACAAGCACTCAATAGAAGTGTACGGCATTACAAATTCTTTCTTTCTAAACACAAAACCTTTAAACAACTAATCAGGAAAAATCATGAACACAAAAATCAGATGGACAGACAGAGAGCGTGAACTGGTACTTAGCAAAGCCACGCAGCTTATGCATACTGGCGGCTATAACATCATGGAAGCACTACGACAAGCACAACAGCAAGTCATAGTGCCTGACCGTAGACGGCCACTGGTCTCACGTGGCTATTGTGTTGACCTTGTCAAAGAGGTTAAGCACCGTGCCGCCAATGTTGTGCCAGTTAAAGCAGCACCAGTGCTTGTACAAGCACCTGTAGTTGAAGAACCTATGCCTGTGCCTACATCTGTGCTTGATCACAGTGCTTCCTTGGATAGTCTAATCAACGCATTGGCTAAGCAAGTCGCGGAGACCTTCAAGCAGCATGTAAAAGTGGCTATAAAAGAGCTAGAGCATGAGTTTAAAGTGGAGAAGCATAATCCAACATATGCAGCCACTGGCTCATTCAAACCTAGGGTTGTGATCATCGGCTTGCTAGGTGACCAAGTACACTCAATCACAAGAGAATTTCAGGACCGCTATGATATTAAATGCATTGATACCGATCGTGCTATGGGGATGGAACCTCCTTCAGCCAATGCTTATTTACTAATGAAGAACTTTATCAACCATCCGTTGTACCACAAATACCAAGCATATCCACAACACGTGCTGATTGATGGTGGTATGTCAACCCTAAGAATGTGGCTTAATACGAAAGGACAAGAGCTATGAAAGAAGACACTATTAAAAAGACTTATGATGAGTGGGTCGAACTTTTAAAGCACACCGGCAATGAGGCTATGCAATCCAACAGCTATGATGTGTGGATAGAGGCATTTCATACTGGCAGCATCTTGACAAAAACCAAGTGTGCTCAAGCCATTCTCACTGAACTTCAGATCGGTATGAGTGAAGACTTTGATGATGACACCAGTCTATCAGTCACCGATGTCAAACAACTACAAGCATCAATGCTTAAGAAGGTTGTTGAGATAATTAACGAGCAGCAGGCATAGGTTGCTGTCCGCTATTGCCTTTGATGTACTCATTGGCATACTGTAATGGGATAGAGCCTAGGCCTAATGCTAACCCAGGTGCTTGTAGACCAGGAACCATAGTCATCAAGCCGCCTACACCACCAAGTGCTGCAATCACGGCACCTGAGTGGTCACCCTTCATGTAACGGTCATATGCTTCATAGAAGCTAAGACCTGCACCGGCACCGCCTAATGCGCCTGTTGTGAATGGTGCTTTTAGCATGGCTCCAGCACGTGTCAAAGGGCCAGGTGTGGCTTGTGCCATTTTGGCTGCCGCTGCTGTTTCTGCTTGTTGTGTGGCTTGTGCGGTCTTTACTGCAGCTTGCTTCTCTAAATCAGATGTAACACTAGGCGGCAATGCTAATTGCACACCACCTGGCGTTCTACCTAGCTGATAGTTACTATGCCCAAGATCGGCAACCCTTTGCCTAGCGGCTGTATTTCTATCAATGATTGCTTGACCGCCTCTAGGGTTGTCTTTTCGCATATTTTCGGCTTGAGAAGCTAATGCTTCTGGCATATCCGATGTCATTGCATTTGTCCAGTTAATTGCCCCTGAAGTCTTGGGCTTTAGCAATACATCATCTGCCACGCTTGATGCAGCAGTAGAAGATGAAGGTGTAATGCCTCGCTTCAGTAACTCTTCATCACGCAAAGCTTGCATTGTCTGCTGCAACTTACGTTCTTTTTCAATCTTTTCCGCAGCTTGCTGCATTCTTGTTTCTTTAGACGGAAATGCAGCAGTAGCCATCTTTTTCACAGTGGGGCCTACGGCAGTGCCTGCAATAGTTGCTAAACCACGTTCTTCGTTCTTTGGCAACCCAAACACAGAACCTTTATCAGGCGTTGCAGTAGTTGTAAGTGTATCAGTAGAAGTAGTACCAATAGGGTTACTAAAGATCGGATCTAGTGCCGATAAGTCTGAACCTGTTGATGCATCAGATGCGGCTTGACCAGGAGGTGTTCTAAATAGCGGATCTAATTCTTTTATGTCCATAGAAACCTCTTAAGGGTTGAACTGCTTGAATAGCTGTGTACGATAGTCAGAATAGTCTTTGTTGATTTTGTCATACAGGCTATTACGTCTAAAGAAACTTGCAGGTGGTGCCGTAGGCCCAACTCTATCAAGATGTTCTTGGTATGCATCAAACAATGAGCCTCGTTGCTTATTCAGTAGCAACTGATTTCTTGCCCAAAGCTGTACCGCTTTAGACGAATCTTGAATTGTTGCCATTGGTGCTTGCAACAGTCTTGCATCATTGTCTGTTGGGTTCACACCTAGCAGGCCTTTGTTGGCTTTTACGTTGGATAAGAACTCAGATGCCAGAATGCGGTTAATATCACGAGCAATTTGTTGCTTCTCAGGCGGTAATTTCACCGTTTCTAAGAATTGCTGAACAGGTAAGCCTGCTCTTACACTGTAGTCGCCTACTTGCAGTTGTGCGCCTTCTTGAGCAACTCTTGCAAGGCCTGCAATCACACCTTGCTTTTGCATTAGTGCAAACACATCAGGGTGTTTGGTTGCAAGCATATCAAGATTTCGTAGATTAGAGTTTGATTGCTCTAAAAGCTGTGGTGTGTAGTTGATGATCTCATCACGCTTAGCAACCCATGGCTTATCAGCTTCTTTAACACGTGTTTCAGTCACTGCCGATTGTGCTGCCAATGGTAGCTTAGAAAGATCAGATTCAACCGTTGGGTTTAGTGAACTTGCCACATTCTGTGCCATCTTAATGTCAGGCACTGTGCCTGTACGAGAGTTAATCGGGCTAGGCATTGGCGCAATATCTGCACTACCTAACATTGTAGGCTTAGGCGGTGGTGATACAGGCACTGATGCGCCTGCTGAAGGTGCTGAACTCTTAGCCATGGCATTGTCAACAAGTGCTTGCTTCATCTTGTCAACAGGAATTGCACTTATTGGCGATACTGTTGATACGGGTGGTGTAGTGACAGGTGCCGCTGCAGTTGGCGTAGTGGCTGTAGGTGCTGTAGATACTGGTGCAGTTGGTACAGGTGCTACTGGAGCAGGCGCTGCTGGAGTTCTACCACCGCCAGGAATAAGATCAAGAATACCTTTACCATATTTAGCAACAAGATCTGCTTGTGACATGTTGGCTTTAAAGTCTTCCGTCGCCATTCCTGCTATGTCTTTTTGCATGCCAAATGTGTTCTTCACAATCTCACCAACTTTAGGCGACAATTGTGACACAATAGGATAGATCTGTGCTAACTTAACTGCAGACCCAGGTGGGAATGAGCCTGTTTGTAGGCTTTGTGCAACTTGTGGTTCAGTCATGCCTAATGTGTCAGCCATGATCTTAAGAGCTTTTGATTGGTTCTCAATCTCATACTTCTGACCGGCAATCTGCATCTTCATTTGTGACAATGGAATTTCAGCTTCTTGCTGACGTTCTTGCTGTGCACCAACAACATTTGCCACTCTACCGACCGCTTCACCTGCGCTACCTGTACGACCCGGATTAAATAGTTCGCCTGCTACTTGAAACATATTAGGGCCACGATTTGCCCTCATTTCTAATGCATCTAATGTCTTTTGTAGCGCTTGAAAATATTCTTTCTTTGCTGCATCATCAGCACCTAGCATAGAAGGTGCTGCTGGAACTGTTGTAGGTAATGCCATATTTATTCTCCGTAAGTAATAACATTACCACTTTCGTCTCTTGGGTATGGGACGTTATTTGCATCAGTACCCATCAAGAAGTTGGTGCCTGTGTTTGTCACACCGCTCATGCCTGTATTGCCACCACCAAACAGATCTGATATGCCACTACCTGCTGATGACAATTGAGTGCCTAGCCAATTGCCAAACGATGTAGGCTGACCAGATGCTGATGTGCTTGCACCAGATAGCAATGCACCAATACCAGCAATTTGTTGTAGTGGTGATGCTGAATAAGCACCGGGAATCGGTCCAGTGTATGTCGAATTGACTGATGTAGGCACTTGATAGCCACGTAAAGCAGCTGCACCAGTGTTTAGTGTTTGTAGTGGGAATAACTGCTCATTTTGTGCAATTGTTTGTTGTTGACCACCCATGGTAGACAATGCATTGATGTCAGCCAAGCTTAGATTCTGACCAGTAGTGGCCAAGTTACCTAGCTGATTAGATGCCGCAAGCTTGTTCGCCTGTTCCTGTTGGGCCGCACTTAGTGCTTGGGTATATCCGGTTTGAAGTGCTTGTGCCTGGTTCAGATTAAGGTTCTGCAACCCCGTGTTAATGGCTTGACCTAGTACCTCGGCACCACGCTTTGAACCGAACTGACCTGAACCAACAGATGCTGCAGTGGCTTGTGGCGCCAAGAACTGGCTAATGTTTCTTTGACCTAGATCACCAAGTGCATTCACCACATTCTCGGTGTATGGCGTCATGTACTTACTAACATTGCCTGCTACATCGGCATTGCCTACACTAGATGCTAATCCAGTTGCTTGTTGTACCGTAGGTTGGTATGTGCCAGGAAGTGCACCAGCTGCTTGGAATGCTTGCTGTTGTAGTGGTTGTGCACCAACATACTGAGCCGCATTTGGTCCTGTAGTTTGACTGGTTACATTGCCTGCTAAATTACTTAAGTAATCAGTATACCAGCTAGGCGCTGTAGTTGTTTGACCTTGTGTGGTCGTAATATTCGGTAATGGACTGCCTTGTGTAAGTGCCATGATTAACCTTTCATGTATTCAAGAGGCGACTTGGCTTTAGGCGGAATCTTTCCCGCTGGTGCTGATCGTTTGTGTTTACGTATGTTTTCTCGCATTTTATCCAGTATCCTTGCGCCTGCATCATTTGAGCCATTACCGAGTGCGGCAACTGTGTCGGCATCGAACACATACTCACCGTCAGCTAGCATAGCTGGAATACTGTCAGACTGTCCGTCACCTTCACCCTTCACATGGTGGCCAGTGGCGCCAGTAATGAACTCCGGATTGTGCTCAGCTAGACCACCTTTAGCAAAGCCTGAGATTGTCTGATTGCTATCCAGCATGCTTAAGCCAGCCCGGGACAGTGCACCAGAACCAGTTGCAGAAGTTAGACCTGCCGTATTGCTAGATGTGCCTGATGTTTTGAACGGCATACCTGATGATGGAGCAGCACCTGTGCCGGCATTCATCAGCGGAGTTGAACCGCCACTGCCTGCACCATAGTTGTAGTAGCTAGCCGGCTTAGATTTACCGGATAGAACTTGTAATAGCCGAGGATCGACATTTGCTAATTGTGGGTATAACTGTGTAAGTTCGCCTAAGACCATGTTTTGCTTCTCCAAAGGTGCTGCTGCCAACATTGTTGGGTTTGGCGCAGTAGGTAATGCCCCTAATGACGGGGTAGCAGCTGTTGTTTGTCCTACGTTAGACCCGCCTGTAATGGTCTGTGTCAGACCTGATACAGGTGCCGATGTGCCTACACTCGCAGTAGGCGTTGCTGTAGGCTTTACCGTAGGTGTTGCTGCTGTAGTTGTAGGTTGTCCACTTAGATCTAACTGAATGTCGCCAGTATACGGTTCACGAGGTGCAGTGACTACAATCTCAGGTATCTCATCAACCGGCGCAGACGCTGGTGCTGGTGCAGTCACTACAACTTCAGGCATTTCAGCTACTGGCAAAGCGCCTGTCGATGGTTGCACAGTCGGTTCTACTATTGGCGTTGACGGCAATGCACCGGTATTCACAGTGTCGGCAGTCGTTACATCAGGTATTGTTGTAACCTCAGGCATTGGCTGATTCTGCAATTGCGTCTGAAGGTCTGTCGCTGCTTGATTAGGCACAAACCAAGCATTCTGATACTGATCGTAGTAAGCGCCTTCAGGCTTCTGGTCAGACATCGATGCAGGCATCAAGTCATAGCCAAATGGTGCCTTTACTGTATTTGCTGATGAGCTCTCAGCAAAGATAGGTGCACCAGACACTTCAACTGTCGGTAGTGCACCGTCAGTCGATGCCACTTGTGTGCCACCCGGAACTTGTACAGGCTCAGCCACTTCAGTGGTAGGCAGTGCTCCATCGGTCGATGCTACTTGTGGGCTACTAGGTAGTGCACCCGTCGATTGTGATTCTTTGTACTGCGCTTTTGCTTCATTAATGCCTGCCATCAATGCACTATCAACTAATGCTTGTGATGGATCACCACCTCTTAGTGCTGCTGATACAGTATTGTTGACAATTGACTGTTGTGCTTTTGTTAAGTCATCATAGCCAGGGATCTGTGCTGTAATTGATGGAACGCCTGCCGATATACCACCATTCATTAAAGCAGTCAGAGGGTCTTGCCCTCGTATGATGTTTGCTGCAGTACTGCCTGCAACTTTGCCTTCAGGCGTAATCTTTGGTGGTATAGGAATTGTAGGTGTAGATGCGCCAGTGGCAGGGTTAAACCCACCGCCTACATCGATATTGTCAGGACCACGAACACTGCCAACTTCAGGTGTGCTAACATATTCAGCAATAGTATTTGCAGCCCAACTTGTGGCGCCTGCTTTTGCACCAGACTCTAAAGCATCATTGATGTCAGCACCATGAGCAACTGCAACAGCCGTATTGGCTGCCATCACATACATAGGATTGCCTGAAGCAGCTGCTGCTATCTTTAAAGATGTACCTACAGGGTCTTCTTCAAATGCATCATAAGTTTTTTGTACAGCCTCGACAACAGGCGTTGCAACTTCATCGATTACGGCTTGGCCTACATCTTGTACTGTATCGCCAACATCAGAGACTGCATCACTTACACTGCTGCCTAAGTCACTTACTGCATCTGCTACTGCACCCATATCATTTCCCCAAGTTCAGCACAATGCGGAATCCGCCATTGCTGGTTTTATATTCTTTGAACCCCATCCTAGGCATAGGAGGAGCTTTAGCAATTGTGTGAAATAGCTTACTAATTGCAGGGTCTGTGAATTCAGTCACAAGCACGTCCATCTGCATATCGTTCTTGGCATACACTACATACTTCTTACTGTTAGCCACGAAGTTAGCAGCTGTATCGGCATTTAATGCTTTAAAGAAGCCTTGACCATTCTTACCTTCATGCAAAATAAAAACAGTATTGCCAATTTGCTTAACATCTGTGTTTGGCTGTGTAACTTCAGTCAGAATTGCAGGAATTGCCATCTTAGGCGGATAAGGCGACTTGGTATTCTTTAGAGCAATGGCCATGATCTCTGCAAAATCAAGCGTTTGTTTTTTGCTATCGACCATCTGTGTCATTTAGACCTCCAACGACAGCACAGCTGCCGAATACACATTGCCCATACCTGCGGCGATACTTAGTATGTCGCCTTGCGGAACATTTACATCTTCGGATAAGAATGTCTCATCATATTCCGTTCTATTGGCAATGGCTGGTACACGCTCATCAGACACAATGTCATCAATCAATAGCAATGTCTCCAGCAAGCCACTGGCACCCATGGTATGACCAATCTTCTGCTTATATGAGGTAGCCACATACTTATCTAACGTATACTTTAGTGCAGTCTTCTCAGCTACATTGTTTGTTTTTGTGCCTGTGCCATGCGTCTTCACAATGCCGATGTGCTCAGCAGGTGTGCAAGAAATATTAAGAGCGCCTTCAATAGCACGAACAAACCCTTGACCGTCTTCACGTTGACCAATAGCATTTGAGTGATCCTCTCCTGCTGTATAGGCGCCTTTAAGCACTGCTATAGGGTTTTCAGACACATCATCTGACTCAAACACCGCCAAAGCAGCACCTTGACCAACATAGAACCCATAGTTCGTGCTGTCAAATGCTGATGGAAGTATGCCGGTCTGTTCTTCTTTCCAAGACAAAGAAGCTCTGGCTTCACCAAAAAAGTCTAGCACTGAATTCGATACAGCATCTTCGACCGTTAGCACCACTACTCTTTTGAATCCGTAGTAGTTGATGAGGGTTTGGACGTCCATAAGGGCTTTGAGGCTTGATGCACATGCCGTGGCATCGGTAACAACATGATCTGTAGCGCCCAAAGATTGCGCCGTTCTACCTGCGTACACTTGAGTGAGAGTGAATGGTAAAAATTTGTATTCATAAGATAACCTCGTAGGTGCTTTAGACCGTGGGTTGATTCCTGCAAAGTGTGAATTACCGCTAGCAAGTATAAATGCTGTTTTACCTACAGGATTCTCACGGAGCTCTTTAACAAGTACTGGATCAAGCACTTTTTCTGCAATTCGATGTGGCGCATAAAACATGCCTGTCTTTACACGGTCATATGTCTCTGGAAACCAATGCACTTTTTGTGGGTAAGTAGCATCGCTCATCAGCTCAACATTAGTCGAGTAAGCAGTGCGATAGTGAGTAAGGTGAATCATTTAATCTGTTCCAATGCCCACTCAATCGATTCTGGATCACGCTTCTTGTTTAGCTCTATGAACGTATGCAGTTCTTGCACAGTCTCAGGCTGAAAGTCTTTTGACATTTCATCATCAATGTCATAAATCATGCCCATAAACATACCGATCATCAGCATGTCCAAGGAATCAAAGCAAGTCTCTTCAAACTTCTCGTCCATCCGCTCAATAGGTGTAAACTCATGATGTGCTGGTCTAGCCACACGAGCAACTTTGTTAAGCAATTCAATGAAGTTAATCATGTTTGTTGTGTTTGGTTTGCAACAACACCAACTACGACTTGTGCCCAGTCTTGCCACTTAGCAAATATGTAAGGACTTGGTACGGCATCGCTACTAAACAAGCCAATACCGTGTAAGCCAGTAGCCCATTCTTGCCATTTATTCTCATCATGCGGTATTTCAAGCTGTTGACCGGCATAGGCTTCCACCATCAATGATGCCCATTGATCCCATGAAAGATTGCGTGGGTCATAGACAACGCCTACTGTCATGAGTTGTAGCCTCGTACATCACCAAGCTCGGCATTCACTATGACTTTACCTAGTTGGTAGTTACCGCCTTGCACATTGCTAACAAACTTTAACCGTAATTCGCGTCTTTGCTCACGCATATCTATCTTGTTCGTGGTTGGCGTAAAGTCGTATGCATCACTAACTTTATCAGCCGCTTGTGCAAATGGCCGACCTGTAACATAGCATTGCATAGTGCCTGTCTGTACAAAGTCAGGCTCAACACGCTCAATACGAAGCCAACGGTTTTCACCTACAGGTGAATTTTGTGATGGACCACCTGATACCCAACCAAGATCATTCGTCTCAAAATAGCTTTCGATTGCCGTTGCAACTACACCTTGTATTGCATCAGTACCAAATTCATGCTGATATAGTGACACATATGACATCACATAGGTCAATGTAATGCTAAATGGCGTACCTGCAGTGGCCAAGCTAATAGTTAGCGTATTGCCTACTACATAGTTTAACCCTCTTGCAGTAATTGTAAAGTTCGTAACTACACCGCCTGCAACAGTAAAAGATGCTTGTGCACCTGTGCCTGCACCACCTACTAAGTTGTTGTATGTGTAAGTGCCATTGGTGTAGCCAGTACCTGCATTAGTAATCGTAAACAAGTTTACTGCACCGGTTTCATTAGTTTGCCAATCAGCATTGATAGGGTAATGAAACACTTGTGAAAAGTAGCCGTCTGATCTTCTTGACCCTAGTGCTTCACCAGCATCGTACCAGCAGTTTTCACGAATATTGTAGATGATGGCATCATTACATTCAGTAGAACTGCCTTTAGGATAGAACCACCATACTTCACCGAACCGAGGCACTTTAGTCACAAAGACTTTTGTTCTTTGCTCATAGTTTAGATTGTCAAAGAAGTAGTTCTGGTTAAATGGGTTAGGTATTTCTTTTACAACACCGTTGTACATCAGGAACCGATCAACACCACACCAATAATAGATGCCGTCATACTCAATCACTGATTGGCTAGACAAAATAGATGACTGACTAGAGATTAAGTCATACCGCCAATACAATGTAGATGTCGTACCGCCTGAGTTTACAGTAGTAGGCGTATAGGACACACGGATTAATGAATCGATTGACCAGAATAACCCTGAAGGTGATGTCGTACCACCCCGAACAGGTAAACCTTGGACTATCTTTCCGGTTGCTACGTTAACCTCGTTTGCATCGGCAGATACCCAGTCATTAATGTTACCAGCCGAGCAGTTCTTAATCAATCCGGCATTCCCATAAACAAACACATATGGGTGCAATACAACCACACCGCCTGACACAGAAATCTGATTGTCAATGGTCAGTGTTGATGAACCAGTTAATGTGGCTGCATTTGAGATTGTGAATGTAGTGGCATTGTTCACCACAGTCACTGTTGTGCTAGATGGTATGCCTGTGCCTGTCACTACTTGACCTGCACCGATCTGTGTGGTTGATGACACAGTCACTGTAGTAGTTGAATTTAGCGTGGCTGCAATAGTGAACACGCCAATAGCACTTGCAGTAGTTGTGCCAATCACATTGCCAAGAACAGGCGTATTCACACTGTTGTTGATGTCAGTTAAGTTTTGGCCTGGGTGTGCAAGCAGTATTTGATTGTTTGTACCATTTGTGTCTGTATACGTATCAAACTGCCAAAGATTATTTACATTCGGTGTAAAGTTTGTCAGTGTAATGTCAGTAACACCAGCACCTACACCGGCATTGCTAATAGGCACTACTTGCAAACCATCTGAATAGCCACTATAGACATCGTTAAAGTTGTTTTGTGGGTTAACGTAAATGCCTCTAGATGGACCGGCTAAGTTGTTCACAATCTCTCTATAGCCGCCAATCTTACGCGGTCTGCTTCTTTGAAACCTTACCCATCGGCCATCAGTATAAAACTGTCGATCAAATACAGTACCATCACGCTGTATTCCTGGCAGTGTGTCTAATGCAAATACTTTTGCTGTCATGGAAATGTACCTCCACTAACACCGCCAGTAAAGTTGCCTGTGCCTGTAATCTCAAGTCCAGTTGCAGTCAATGCAAACCGGTTTGTGCCTAATACTGCAATGTCAAACTGACCTGCGCCATTTCGCCAAATGCCTGTATTCGTTTCAGCTGCAAAATTGATTGCCGGTGTGCCAACAGTGCCGTTAATGATGCTTAATGATGTAGCGCCGGCTTGTACTGTATTGGCATTTAAGAAGTTTGTGCCATCGCATATTAGTGTGGCTTGTTGACCTGGCGGTATGGTTGCAGTTGCAGAGCCAACAATGCCGGTTGTGAGTGTAAGTGTGTAGCCATTGTCAACTGTTTGGTTAGACACTACATACAAGTTCACAACAGGCGGATAGGTCACAGTCACGTTACTAACAAGTGTACCTACATACTCTTGAATCAGATTGCCGGCTTCACTTGATGTTAAGGAGTATGCACCACCTGTGACAGGGTAAGTAAGCACAGTGAATGCGAATGTAGGGCTAACACCATAGCCTACAGTGATGTATGCCGAACCATTACAGATGATGAATGCTGACTCATCTGGGTTAAATGTCTTGCTTGTTTGCCCGTCAATTAACTGACTACTTGTGGTCGATATAGTGAATGAGCCTGTACCATTGTTCTTAAACAATGTGAACCAGTTATTTGCAAGCGTTGCAGCCAATGGCAGTGTGCCTGTACCAGCACCACTTGCCCATACTTTTACTTGTGCTCGGTCTGCAGCTAAGAATGTGTAAGGGCTTGTGATTGTCTGTGCTGGGTGGCTTTGGTTTAACGTAGCTGATATTGCCATTAAGCCATAGCCAGCCAACGTAGCAGCATCGGCAGATGATGTGCCAGTACCAAACCCTAGTACGCCCCAAGTGCCTGCAGTTGTGCTATTTGCCGTTAAGTAAATGTACTGAGCATTACTAGAACTAACCGTACAGATCGTGCCACCCGTGTAGTTCTTTACAGTGAAGGTTGAGCCTATACAACGAATCAGTGCATCTTGTCCTACCGACACTTGGTTGGCAGGCGGCATAATCAGACTGTAGCCGGTAGTACCAGCCGTGATGTCCATTATCCTAGCTGCTGGTGATTCAGCAGGTGTTGCGCCAGACGGCCACTCTAACTGTAAGTCGCCTGTAAGTGTATACGAGGCATAGCTGACATCAGTTGGCTGAATAACATCGCCAGTGAATGGGGATACAAATGAGCCGGTCATGTGTCAAGCACCGTACTTTGTCTATCACCAATACGTGTCACATCTTCGGCTTTCAATACTTGCATGATTGCTTGGTATTGCGCTTGCCACATTGGAATACGGTCGTCATTCTTTAAGAATGGCATTGCTTGCAAAAGTGACCCATACAACAACGCTTGTGGTGCATAAATTGTGAACCAGTTGGTTTGGTTTGTGCTATCCAACGGTTGATTACGCTCATAATAGAGCACCTCAAACGAGTAAGCTGCAGCAGGTGTTGGAGCCACTAACCAATGTGTGTAATCGTAGTCTGCATAAAACAAAGGCACACTAGTTTGTGTTTGATCTGGCCAATACTCACGTAAATACTCATACTTACGCAGCAAAATTGGCTGACGTTCGCCACTTACAATCACATTCATTGACACTGTTTTGTGCCATCTAGCAGGTTTGTCAATCACAAACTGACCTATTGTCATAGTGCTAGTGTTTACCGTCAAATTGCCAAGAAACTTAATCTCACTGGCGATCACTTGCTCTGCCAGCATAATGAAAAGTGGAATCTTGTCAAGCGTGGCAGTGTCTGTACGTTCCAGATAAGACTGGATATTCTCCGTAAGAGAATCGTATGTCATTACTGATGCAACAGTCATACAGAGCCGTCCTTTATGCTAACACGATTATATAGCTTAAGCATACACTCTAGTACCAGCTTTGTCAATTATTAAAGCTTGCCGACGAGGTGTGCCGTTGACTGCATTAGGGATTGATATGTGTGTCCACCGATCAAATTCTCGTATGACTTGGTCGTAACCTATGCCTGCTGCAATTACGGCTTTCACGACCTCATCTGGTGTCATACCGGGTACTCTTAGATCGGCCGCACAACCGACTCTGTGCTGTGATGTGTCTTTGCTGCCTACTGCATCATTTACGGCTTTTGACCTAAATGCAGAGTTCACCATAATCGGTTTGCCGCCGAGAACTGTTTTAACTTCTTCAAGAAACGCTGCAAGGCGCTTAAGATTTCCAAGCTCTTGTTCATTAGGTGTATTGTCCAGTTCTCTATGGTCGGTATAAGTTAACTCATCAAATGTGAAATGTGCTGAAAGGTTCATTTCTTACCTCCTTTAATAGCCATAATGTTCTCAATCGTCTTGCCACCGAAGTAAGCTGTCATTACCAGCATACCCCACTGACCGAGCAGATTGACATAAGATTCGTTGACCTGATGACCAAATGCAGACATCAGAGCAAACACGTTGTAGGTTGACAGGAGATACACCAAGGTGGCTGGGCGTATGTTCTTGTTTAGCCAACCGTCGGACTGATTGTCTGACTTCCAACGGTCTGTGATGTTATTGTCTTCGTTCTTTTGAGCGTCTAGAACCACCTTGGTGAACTCTAGCTCCATTTCAGCCAGCTTTTCAGCCGCTTTTGGATCGCCCGCAATAGCTTTAGCAACAGCATCGACGGAATCAGACACGCCAAACTTATTAGCCAGAGCGGTAACAGCAGCGCCACCCAGAGGACCAGCGACAGCAGTTGCCAACGTGGGTGCGATACCCTTGAGAAGACCGAGTAGTTCATTCATTTGCTTTCCTTAAGTTCACGTTTAAGTTTACGCAGCTCTTTCATCTCTTGCTTAAGCTGTGCTCGCATGTACAGGGTTTCCACATATGCCATTGAAGTTACACCCACAATTACGCATATGGCAACCCCTATCAGTATCCAGTAGACCAGCTTCGTAGTTGCCACATCAGCCACCCAAAGATTAAAGATATGAACATCACGGCAATTACTCCACTTGTTAATTGAATTAGCTCAATCTCGTCTTGTTCTTTTTTCCACCTTGCCAACCTAGCCCTACGAATCATCTCTGACCTAGCCCACTCCTGTTCACGCTCAATTTTGCCATGCATTACTAAGAACCGGCTGTATAGATCTTTCAGCTCCGGCGGAGCATAGACCATTGCTTCCCTTGTTTGCTCCATCAACTTCTCCATCTGCAACTCAATCAAAGCTCGTTCTATAGCTTTCTTTGATGTATTCTGTGCAGGGTCGTAGTTGGTTTTGCTCGTTTCTTCTAGTTCAAGGTAGTAGTTTGTAATTTCTTGCTGTGTGTCGAAGAGGACACCGAGGTTTGCCCCGATCTCACTGATGAGCTTAAGTTCAAGTTCTTCGTAAGATTGCTGTTGTTTGGTTGTGGTTGTGGCTTTGGCTTTCTTTTGCGCCAAAGGCTTGCTGTCGGTGGTCTTGGCTGGTTTACTAACGAATAGACCAATGAACCAATCAAAAATTCCTTTGATTGCTTTGACGTCCGATATGACGCCTTCAACCGTTTTCTTAGCACCCTCCAGCTCCATGCGTCCTTCGTGGAGCATGTTACAGCCTTGCTTGATAAATCCGACAGCAGCTTGAGCTGCCATGAGGAGAGTGAATGGATCCACATTGTTAGATGCCTAAGAGCTTCTTAACAAATTCACCTGCAACACCAGGCCCAAACAGTACTGCAACAATGACTATGTACAAGATGTACTCCATTCTTTGCATGCGCTCTTTGCCATTGTCCAACCGGTCTTGAATCATGCGGTACCGCTCTGCACAAATAGCTTCATGCACAGCAAATTCCTTTTCAAGCTCATTCATTTGTCAGCTCAGGCACTGGTTGTTCCTTAGCTTCTTTTTGAATTGCTTCAATAAGCTGAAACACTTCTTGGTAAGGACGAGTGCCTAAGTACCCCATGATGGAGTTAAGAAGTTGAGTTGAGAGTTGTAGTTTTTCCATGTTTACGCCCCAATTTGTTGTGCCGCCACTTGAGCCTGATAAGCCGCAATGACCTCTTCAGTCCATGCGGCATTGCATATAGCAACAACTTGCTCTGGTTGACCAGTTAAGTCTTGTGCTGGTGTCAGGCTTGTACGATGGTAAGTTTTAGCAATTTCATCACCATCTTTTAGGATGCGAGTTGCTTCCCGATACAAGACTGTGCCGTTTTCGGTAACTGTAATTTGGTCAATGACTTTGGTTTCTGTGAATGCCATTTTGATTTCCTTAAATTGTATAAAAACCACCTACCCAAATTATTGCTGATGAATCTATTTGAACCCCTGTTATTGTTCCGCCACCAGTAGCATTTGAATAAAAATTCATATTTGTTGTGTTTGCATTTACTTGGGCTAAAGAAGTAAAGTGTAGTGCTGTTAATGTTAAATCGCTAGAAGAATAATTACATTGCCCACTAAGAACATTATTACAAGTAAAAGGGAAGCCTCCCATTGTCAAAGCACCAGTACCAGTTTGTGCAGACCACCTAACATCAACAAGAAAATAAACAACTCTGCCTATTTTTGTATATGTAGCCGTTTGATTTGTGTATGTAGTTGAGCCAGCAGTAGTACCCCCATAAATTGTTGGTGTCCAAGTCCCTTCCTCATAATCATCCAATGTGTTTGCGTCAGATGATGCTGATTGGGTTGCGGGGAAAGTAATACCAGAGCCAGAGCCAGACGGTGTAGCACCGCCAACGCCCATTGTGGTTGATACGATTGGTGTAGTCAGAGTCTTATTAGTAAGCGTCTGGGTATCAGTTAAACCCACCACAGCACTAGCAGGATTACCTACTCCACCCGCAGGGAAGGTGACACCGAGTGTTCCGTCAATAATTGCGGTCAATTTATGCTCCTTCTAGCGCCACGATTCGGGCGGTTATTGCGTTGATTGTTTCGGCTTGTGTGTCGTTTATTGCTTTTAGTTCTTGGATGGATTTCATCAATGCATATTGCAAGTCTGTTTGATAGATAGACAAGCGCATCTTGGGTTCTTCTTTTGACCCCCAATTACTTTCCATTACCAACTCAGGCGCAACGGCTTGTACATCTTGCGCTATTGCACCAAGGTTTAAGTCGGTATCTGTTTGGTCGTTGTAAAGAAATGTTTTAACTGGAATTGCACAGACTTTGGTTAAATAACTTCCAGCAATTTCAATGTTTTTCTTTTCACGCTGGTCAGATAAGTTGACATTGTTTGCAGAATAGTTTCCTATGCCACCATTAGAACGAACATCAAATTTTGTTCCTGCGCTGTCTTGGCAAAATATAAATTGTGCGCTAGCAGCATTTGGGGCTGAGTTGGGATACTGTATAGCCAATCCATAAGGATTGCTAGCAGATGAAGTATGTCTTATGCCTAGCGCCCAATTTCCAGCCGTTCCAGTAGAAAAACCACTTGTTGTTGGAACGCCGCCCGGAGAAAAAGTGCTTGTAGTCCCCACCAGCAAGTTACCGCTAGACGAAAGACGCATATTTTCTGACCCTGTTGCGTAAAAGGTCATGTTTCCAGATGGATAGACTCCAATCCTGTATTCACTACTGTTGTATCTAAATAGATTTTCTCCGTAGTAAGTGCCGTTATCACCTAGTCGAATTGTTCCGCTTTGTGCGCCATCTGCTGAATCAGAAACATTTAATCTAGCATTAGGTGAAGTAGTACCAATTCCCACATTACCAGAGGAGTTGATACGCATTGCTTCTGCAATGGCAGTATTATTTCCTGTAATAAACGACCAACCTTGTGCGCCACCAGAACCTGTATCAATTGGTGTTATTGCAGAATTTACATAAGTGCTTTCTGAAACACAAATACCGCCGTTATATGTGTTACTTTGAGCGGCTGTCATTCGGATTGAATAATCAGCAGGCGTGCGACTTGGCGAAGCCGAATCAGAGGATTTATCAATAGTTAATTTGGCTGTTGGCGAAACAGTACCAATTCCCACATTCTGTGAAGCGTCTATCGTGACTGCCGCTGTAGATGCAGTTTGTAGTTGCAAAATTCCCGAAGTATCGGCAGTATTGACTAAACCGCTACTCGTTGATGCATTGATTGTTGTAGTCATGTCTTATCCTTTCAGAGCCGCAAGTTCGGCTTTTACTGTATCTAGTTCGGCTTTTATCATTGTGTTTCCTCTGCGGGTTCTGGTTGATTGCCTTCAGCCACCCACTTTAAATAGGCTTGGTAATCGGTGTTAGCGGGGTCAAAAACAAAAACAATCGTATGACCATTAGTTTCTGTTTTGCTTGCGCCGCTTACTTCATTTGTGTAAACACTTTTAATTAGTTTATACATTTATAACTCCGCAGAAAATCCAACATAACCAGACCCACTTGTCGTTCTTAAAATTCCAGCTTGACCAGCAGTTCCACTAATTTCAGTATTGTTATAAATAGTGCAAATTGATGTGCTTGCAACATCAACATTAAAAGTTGTAATGCTTTGAGGATTGCTATTTCTATAAAAATTATAATAAGCACCATTGTTGTAATACAAAGAAGGTGCAGTTCTCATTGTTACAGGAAAATAAATTATCCAAGATGCTTGTGATGATGTGTAATTCCACCCAATTCCAATTTCACCTGTTCCTTTTGACACCATGTAAAAATACCTCTGACACATAGCAAGTTCCGCAGAATAAGGGCGGTAATCAAACGATGTTGCGGTACTGCCTTTTTCTAGTTGTACGCCTGTGATGTAGAAGGTTGCGCCATTTGTGCCGACTACGCTTGTTGCGCCTGTGGCTGATAAATAATTTGCGCCAGCCCATGAACCAGCAGTTCCGCTATATGTTGTTCCTGTGCCAAGATTAAAATAAACAAATATACCAGTAGCATTAGTTGTTAACCAAGTTCCACTAGTGTCTCCAGCAATAGTTATGCTTATTGTTGTCCATGTATTCGCAGAAGAAATTGTGTAAGTAAATGGGTAACTACGATTGCCAGCATTATTTTGTAATGCACCACCAAATGTTCCTGTTAATGACGAATAAACCCTAAACGACAAAGTAACGGCAGAGGCAGAAGCAGAACCCCATGCTAAATCAGCAATGTTAAATCCTTCAACTGCTTGTTGAACCACAAAATAATCTGATGCTCCACTTGAATAAGCCGATAAAGAAGTAATTTTTAGGCTGTTTATAAATCCTGATGGTGCAGTCGTAGATTGCTGTGCTGAATACTTTGATGCTTGAGAAAGACTACATTTCCATCTATCAACAGAATACTGACCATCAGTAGGAGTGATAGAAGCCCCCGCATTACGCTGGTCAATCACCATCGCACCATTGATGATGCGGTTCTTAAAGCCGTAGTAACCAGTACTTGTTCCTGTACCACCGTAAGCCTCTGGAACAGTACCAGAAGATATAGCGCTACCACTTATGCCTGTGCTAGATGCTGTAGTCAACATCGTGCCACTTGTGGCGGGTAGTGTGACTGTGACTGTTCCCGCTACCGCAGGTGCAGATAGGGTTACTGCCCCAGATGTATCGCCATTAACAACAATGCTTGCCATAATTTTTCCTTAAACAACAACCCAGCGACTACCGCTAGAAACAGTTACAGCTTGACCTGATGCCACGGTGACGGGTCCTGATGACATAGCACTATACCCAGCCGCAATCGTATAGCTTGTAGACACTGTTTGGCTGTTCACCACAATACCATTTAATGCTACTGGGACTGATGCTTGTAACTCACCAGTGCTTGGCTTGTATAGCAACTTAGCGTTGCCAGTATAGAGCGTAGTTGCTGAACCTGATGTTGCATTTGCAAACAATGGGTACAAATTACTTGCTGTGCTTGTGTCGTTGCTTAGGCTTGCGCCACCCACTGGGTTCCATGCGGCGGATGATCCGCTATAGCCTTCAAACTGATTAGTAGTAGTGTTGTAGCGCAACATGCCCGTGACGGGGCTGCCCGGCTGTTGACCCGTTGTACCTTTGCTAATCAGCAAGGCCCCGGTTGAACTGAACGTAGAGTCTAAGGTTGCAGTCAAAGCGCCTGTAACAGCTACCGTTCCAGTCACTGCTAATGAAGTGCCGGACCAAGTAAAGTTGGCAGAACCAGACAAAGAACCAGAGCTATTGAACTGAACTTGTGTGGTAGAACCACCAATAGCACCTGTGCCTTTAGATGCTAAGGTCTGAACAGTACCGCCAGAATCTTTATAAAAAAGCTTTCCGTCATTAGTGTTGATTGCCAACTCGCCATTTGCAAGGTTTGTATTTACAGGAACAGCTGATGCCGTAGTGCTGTAGTACAGCTGAATTGGTGTATAGCCTGTTGCTGACATTAGAATGTTCCTCCGGAAATGCCACCTGTTATTGCACCAGTTGCAGCATTGCAAGTGATTAATGAATTTACCAATTCAGGCAAATTGCCAGTGGTTGCAGTAACAAAAGTTAAGTAATTTGTTGCACCAGAAGATGCCGCTGTAATTCCTACGTTTGTAGCATTAGTTGCATTGGTCACGGCAGTTGAACCAATTACTGCAACAACTTCTGCACCAGTTGCTGCCGTAAATGCACTAGTACCATTACCATATGCTAAACCGGTAAGTGTAGCTACTCCAGTTCCGCCATTGCCTACAACCAATGTGCCTGCTAAAGTAATTGCACCTGTTGTGCCTGTGGCAGGTGTTAAGCCTGTCGTACCTGCACTAAATGATGTTACACCGCCTGTAGATGCTTGCCAACTTGCAGTTGTGCCATTACTTGTAAGTATATACCCATTAGCACCAATACCTAATCTTGTAGCACTATTAGTGCCGTTGCCAATAATTAGATCGCCTGTTGTAGTAATCGGTGATAAAGCATTAAATGCTGCTGATGCAGTTGCTTGACCCGTACCGCCTAAGTTAATAGCAACTGGGTTAGTTAAGCTGAATTGTGTGCCTGTGAGTGTTAATCCTGTGCCTGCTGTGTATGCACCAGAGCCTGAGAACTGTATCCATGTTACAGGGCTTGTGCCTACAACAGTGACTGGGTCAGTCTGAACCCAACCGGTGTTGCCATACAAAGTCCCGTTGACCACAAATGTAAAGTCGCCACTTGCCATCTCAGCGGCAGTATCAAAGTCTGTCGCACGAGTTAATACTGTGCCACCTGTTGCCCATGTATAAATGCCATTGTTGGCTTGTGTGGCTTCATTCTTAATCAACAACCGGTCACCATTAACCAGTGTGTAGCCATCCAAAGTGGTCAACGCCACTGACAAAGTAAGAGTAGCGCCTACGCCTGCTGTACCATTGTTGTAAGTTACTGTGCCACCAGTAATAGATGCAAGTGTCCCAGTAGTAGCAGCTGCACAAGCTGCATGGACATGAAGTCCTTCAGCCACAGCATCCACATACTGCTTGGTTGCTAATTGCAATGCAGATGTTGGATCTTGTGTAACCGTTACTGATGTAAGACCGTCTAATGTTAGTGAAGTAGCGCCTAGTGCAACGTTTGTTGTGCCTAACGTCACTGAAGAATTGGTCAAACTAGCATTTGCAATGTTGGTTAACGTATTTGTCGACCCACTGATTGATGTACCTGCAAGCGTTGTAATCGTTGCACCTAGTGCAACCGACGTTGACCCAATTGTGATTGAACTATTGGCTAATTGACCATTGCTAATGGTGCCACTTAGATCTGTTGTAGGTATGGTTGCAGATGCAGTCATGGCTGATGTGCCATTACCTACAACATACCCTGTAAGTGTGTTTGCGCCTGTACCGCCACTAGCAGCGCCTAACGTACCATCTAAAGACACGCCACCTGCTGTTGCAGATGATGGTGTGAGACCTACTAATGTCGTTTGGAATGATGTAACACCACCAGCCAATGAGAACTGATTCCAACCTGTTAGCGTATAGCCTTCGTATGAATTTAGACTAGTGTTGTACCGAATAGTTCCAAGTAAGTCAATTCGCTGTGCAGAACTACCATTCGGGATAGTAACTCCACCATTGCCAGGAATGATCGGATTGGATGCCAGACCAATCACAGGCGAAGTATCACCATTACTTACCGTCGTTTGATTTGATGTCCCTGCGATGGTCACAGGGGTTATCGTTGTACCACCTGAGGTAGCCATCAGGCCTGTGCCTGTAGTTCCAGCCAATGCAGACAACAGACCGGTTACAGAAAGTACAGGATTACCTGAAACGCCACTTCCATTAGTAATGCTCAAACCTGAAGTTGTTGAGAATGTGCGGTTAGCAACTGTATTTGCTGCTGTCTTAGCAATAAAGCCATTACCAACAGTCTCTAAAGATGCAGATGTTCCGTTTAGTGCAATCTGCAACTGACCTTGAGCACCTGTGTCAGTAAGACCAATGCCTGTGCCTACGGCAAAATATCGGCTGTTAGGAAGTGACGGTGTATTGTTGACAGTGACAAAAGTCTGAGTCAGCGTAGGGCTGGAAACAAAATCACTGACCGTAGTTTGAATGGTCTGACCATTCTGTACAACCGGAACTAGTTCCGCACCTGTAAGGGCAGAACCAGTTGGTAGTTGTGAAATTCTTACATTTGACATATTATGGCGAAAGATTATCCAAGTTTCCGTCTAGATCATCTTCGGATGTCTCAGGTGCTATACCAAACTCACCCGGTGTTCCTGTAAGATCATACGGCGTAGGGTTGTTCACAATGTTCGGATCGGAAGTGATTGCATCTTGATATTCTGCAATATCAGCATCGGGTCTAGGAAATCGTAATGAGATCCTTTCAGATTGACGAGCAGGTAGCCTATAAGGATCGAACTGATCCGAGCAACCATCGCCACAAACTCTGATACCAGGAATATTACCATCAGGCCGAATATCCGAGTACGGTACTTTACGCTTACAACGATCACAGATCGCAATGCTAAGTACTGAATTGCCTCGAGTATTAAGCCATAAGGGCATTATTACCTCGTATAGTAACTGATGTTAGGCGCATAGTAGATCGGTGACTTATCACGTTCTTCTTGTTCTGCCATCGCCCAATATTTCTCTGCCTGTTGTTCACAGTACTGAATTCTGCCGGCTTCTACACTTGGCAATTCCATCGCCATCTGATGTGCCAACATGTTCTGAATTGCCAAATACCACCTTTGTGGAATCTCAATCTCGCCATACAGTGAGCCTACATCTTGTACTTGACGGCTTACCCACAACTCCAACTGTGGCTGAATGCTGTTTGGCACTGGCCATAGTTCCATGTTTGGTTGTGGAATCGTACGATTAAACCAATACTGTAAAGGCCTAAGTGCTGTAAAGCTGCGGTTTGGCAATGATGAATAGTCATCTCTATTCATGCGCGACATGTTAATTGCCAACGGCATAGTGCCAAATACAACTTGATAGAAGCCCATGTTCACACCAGAAGATTGCTTAATCCTCCAATACGGCTGTGTCACAGTAGGCTGTAAGTCATAGTAAATCCATGTGCCTGATTCCCATGTAGTAGCACCGGGGCTATACAAAGTGGTCCATGTTGTATTGTCTGTAGAGTACTGAATATCAACAGTAACTGAACCACTTACAGCAGGCAATATGCCTATTGTTGTGATCATTACAGGATTGCCTGACCCGTTGTTAATGCCAATGTAACCAGTATTTGATGTTAACAAACAAGTTGCATCACCTACACCGTTAAATGCATTTAGTGTGACGCCTGATGAGCTATAGGCTCCAGTGCTAACTGCAGTAAGGGTTCTGTAGTTAGCATTTAGCACATCAACTGTGCCAACAGGTAAATAGTAGTTTTGCTGATCAGGTATTAAGCCAACAATGACTTTGTCAATACACCAATACTGAATGCCAAGGTTTACTAAATTAGAAAGTAAATAGTAAAGCGATTGTTTAGATGCGGCAACTTGCTCTGATGTCAATTCTTCGGCAAGTTTGCCTGCACGACGAGCACCACTGTCAATAAGATTCTGAACAGTAATGACTGTCTGACCAACTGTTCCTGAAGTTGACATTATGTTCCTTTACCAGCCAGGAACAAAAGGTGCGCCTAC